GGAAACACCTGACCTATACACTCTGATAGAGTTAGGGTCAACTCTATCAAGAGTAGGTTCACCGCCTACAATATCACATTGGTAAATTTCTTCACCACATACTAAGCCATCAATGAACCCTGTATTAAATATTTTAGAAAAATTATACTCTTTCTCATAATGCTGAAGAAGGTAAGTAGCTCTTATCTCTCTAGCATCTTGCCAAGAATAAGTAAAGAAGTCACCTAATTTATCCATATTAGCCATGAACTCTTCTTCAGATTGGCTAGTTTTTTCAATTTCACTTTGAACTAATTGGAAGAGTTGGCTAATTTTCTCTTCTTCTTTTTCAGAAATGGAAGTTGGATTAGTGACTATAACACGGTAATCAAAACCTCTTGCTATTTCTTCACCAATAAGCAAATCCATTTTAGAGTTCATAATAGGATAGTGCTGGATTTTTTCAGGCACATAATCTACATCTTTAACTCCTTCTGGATTTACTACCAGTTGAAGGTCTTTCATGTGCAGAATACCATTATACAAATCATAATTGATTCTCTTTTGATAAAAGCTTTTTCTAACAGCATCTCCATCAAAAAGAGATTGATTATCTGCCCAATCTACAACAGATTTTCTCCATGCTTTACCCTTAGCAGAGAAAGGTAACTGCTGTCTAGGAAAACCTTTTGTTACCATAAATAAATTCTCATGCTTTTATAAGTTTAACATTTATCACATAATTAGACAAAGGTATGAAAAAAATCCCACTTATCCAAGAAAATAAGCGGGATTTTGCATCTTTTAAAGTTTTTTACTATTTTTACTGCCAACCTTCACTATAGTTGTTTTCAAAGAATGGGTCATTTGCTCTACCACTACCAGTAGGTCTATCCTCCCTATTGTTGTTCATATCTCCCTGATAGAGTATCATCTTCTCTTCCCTATAAAGCATTACCATGCCTAAAGCTCTAACACGGTCTACGTTTATATCAGGATTACACATAATCAACTCTTTAATCAAAGCCCTATTCCTAATGAAGTATAGATTACTAATAGTCACCTCTTTTTCTTCATCACCCTCTTTTATGATTGTAGGTACAGGTTTAAGTAGCCAGTTTCTAATAAGGTCATTAGCATAGTTATTAATTGGTAATGTAGCATTAATGCCTTTAGCTGTATTACCATAACCACTAACCTTTATAAGTTGTTTATCCTTTAAATATTCAGGAGTGTCAGCAAGTAAGTGTGTACAATTTCTCATACTAAAGTAGGAGAATAAACCTTTCTTATTTTGCTCATACATACATTTAGCATTATAGAATAAACATAAAGCTCTTACTAATTCAAAGTTATCATCAGCATAATCTTGTCTACCTGTATATTCAGCTACAATTCTATCAGTATATAAATCCAGTACAATTGTAGAAGTCAAAGACATTGTGTCTGCCATATCTGAGTCTACAGGGTCATGACCTATAATATATCTATCTGAAGGAACTTGACCTTTAGAATTTTTCTCAGGTAATTGGAATATCTCTACAGCGCCTTTAACCTTATTATCTTTAGTAGGAAACTCTCTAATAGGCTCTTCTCCTGTAGGATAAAATTTAGCTTCCCCATTAGAACTTACAGTAATAGTGCCAGTTAATACATCATTATATTCATTAGGATTAGCATCTAATTGATTAAGTCTTTCAGTCAAAGAAGTAATAGGAAACATACTACCCCTTGTTCTTAAAATAGCTTCTTGTGGAGTAATAGGAATTTCAGCAATAGTCTTGGTAATAGCATTAATATCACTAGAGTTGTATTTAACCCTAAATCTATCAGCTAGAATTTCAAGCAATGCTTTAGTTACATCAGAGTTACCATTTTCATCATAACATCCTTTTCTATTAATATATCCAGGGAAAAAGAATGTAATATTAGGCCTACCCTGACCCTCAATATCATATACATTGGGAAGAGCTAACATCCTATAACCGTTTGGGTTATACACAATTTCAGCAGCTCCTGCAAAATCTGATTCATCATCACCAGCTGTACCTATTAGATACATTTGGCCGAATGAGTACTCACCTTCTTGTACAGATGGAAGCAAAATTTGATAAAGCTCTAATACATTTTTAAATGAGCCAAACTCCTCAATAACAATAAAGTGTAGACGTTTACCACGGACTTTACTAGGGTCATCTTTAGCAGATACTCCATATACCTCATTAAGTGTACCTCTTTCAGTACCTGTGTCCAAATCTTTATAACCCATTTTCCATACCATATCTGCCATTGAGGATTTCAATCTCTTATTAGGGTACTGGGTAGTTTGAGCTAGAAAATCTATATAAGCTTGGAATTTATTAAGAATACCATCAGAGGTTAAGAACTGTTTATTATAAGCAGTAGCCATACATTTAACTTGCTCACATACATCATCAGATTCTCCTAAAACAAACAATCTAGCCATGATTGCTGCCATACTAAGGCTCTTGGATTTTCCACGGCTACTAATCTCACAACCATGTTTACCTTCATTTCTAGCTTTCTCTATATAATGCAGACGCCAATAAATACCTTCCCAAAATTCAGGAAAGTCAATTACACGAGCACCCCTCTTAGAACCCTTAACAGTTTTAGTTTGAGGAATAGGACAATAATTCAAAAAGAAGTATAAACTACCAGGAACCCATTCACCATCAGAAGGTCTTACATAACCTTCCCTACATCTCCTAATCTCTTCCCAAAACCATTTACCATATTCACTATTAGGATTAGGATTAGGTCTTAAATGCGTATAGCAGCCATGTTCTTTAAAAAACAAGGCTGCAGGTCTAAAGTAATCCATATCCTCAAGTATGTGAGGGTGGCTTACGTCTACAATAATTTTACCTTCACTGTCCCTTTCCAAGTCTTTAGCTCTAGGTCTACCCTCACTAATCATATATTTTATGAAAGGGGAGTTATTAGTAAAATTAAAGAATTGTTCTTGTACTTCTTCAGGATAAGTACTTAATTGTAACTCCTCTAAAGAAGATTGATATTCATTAAATGCCATTAGCTAAGTTTTTTAAAACCATCATCAAGAAGTGTTTTTTGATTTCCACCTCTTGCTCTACCTTCTTCTTCAATCTCTTTTGCTACAATTCTCTCAGCTTCTATTACATCTTTAGATAGTTGAGGAACTTGTCTAATAGCCTGAGTAATACTATTAATTGTATATTTAGGCTTACCTTTATCATCTACTTCATACAAGTCTACGTGTTCTAGAAAGTCAGATAATTTATCTACAGCTACTTTAGTACTCTGCAATAACTTATAAGAAATAGTAATAATATGCTTCTTATAAATATCAATAGCAGCTTGTAATTTACTATCTATCTTAGTATCTAAAGGAAGTCCTTCTTGTTTTAGAATTTCTCTAAATCTTTCTTCTTCATCTACTATATAACTATAGCTACTTCTAGGGTCTACAAGAAAATACAAAATAGATAATTGCTGCATGAATTTTTCTTTATTCTTAGTTTTATCAGCATTGTATAAGTCCCTAATAGGCTTAATCAAGAAAGCTTCTTGAGTTGGTTTTATTTCATATTGTATATATTCAATTAAGTGCATAATACATAAATAAAAAGCCCAGCCTATTAAGGCCAGGCTTTGAGTTAAACAATAATACTTGTAGCTGGCATAATAATAGTTGATTTAGGCTTATCAGCTACAGGAGTTTTAGGAGTGGTCATTTCTTCTACTTCATAATCCTCGATAACAAATTCAATATCTCTATCCTCAAGGAGTAGGCAATCTTTGCCATCGACATTAACAAAATCAAAGTTATATCCAACAATGGGATTTCCACCAGCAATATCTTGTCTAATAGAATCTTTGTCATATTTCTTTACAGCATATCTAGTAGGGTCAATGCTTACAAGGTCTCCAACTTCAATACCTCTAACAGAAGTACCAATAGCTAATACCTTCTGATACTCTTTTAGAGTACCCTGCTGTTTTTCAACATCAATAATAGAACCTGTATAGGAATCTTCCTCATATCTATCAGCAGTAGTTACCAACTTATTAAACAGTGGTTTTACTTTTAATACCTTTACTACTTTCATAATTATTCTTTATCATTCTTATAT